TGAGCACAATCTGCTCTTATTTCTCCAAAAGTTTCCGAATTTCCGAATTGCAAATTTTGATGTGCATCATGATGGTTCGTATGATTGTATGTCATGTTGCAGGGTGGATCCAGACCACCCTCTCCTCAACATAGTGTGTAAACCAAAGTTGTTGGGGGGGGTTAGGGAATTTATCGGTCCTCTTACTGAGCATGCTATAAAGAAGAAGGAGGAGTCTAAATTGCGTCACGAGGAAAAGCTTATCAAAAAAGCTGAACGTAAAGTGAAGCATGAGGAATCCAATCGACCTCTTTTGGGCCCTGGTAATAGGAAAGGTATTAAGGAGATGAAGGAACAAGTAGCTCGTGTTGAGCGTTCGGAGCGTGGCGTCCTGTTAAAGGACGGTGCTGTTCCCCATAATTTAAATCGAGAGTTTGCTTTGGGAATGTCGTCCATTGTGCAATCCTATATCAAAGCTCTCTTAGATCCTTGGGGCACGCAACCACCCTCCCTTGGGTTTGGTGTGTTTTCGACTGGTGTAAACAAGATGCAAATGTTTATTAAGTATACCTTTCTTACCACAGCGGCGGATGCTGTGGTAATGCTGAACCCAAATGCGTGTTGTAATACTTTCAACACCTCTCTAACAACTACTAAGTTGGCGTGTTATTCATCGTACACGCAACTTGCGACCCCTGCGACAGCTTGGAGTGCCACAGGTACGGCAACCGCAGCATCAAATTGTGCAATTGCTGGTTCTGCCGGTACTGCTGTCAGGGTCGTCTCATCAGGATTAAAGGTTGAAGTGGGCCAAGCGGCTACTGCCGCTGCAGGTGTCATATTTGCCGGTCGTATACCGCTTGCCCCTTCTACTTCGTGTCTTGATGGGTTTACCAATATCACCGCCATGTCCTCCCCGTGGTGTTTTAGTAAACGTATAAACATAACTGGATGTGCCAAGGTATCTTGGGCCCCAATGGATTCATCGGACTTTGCGTTTGTGCAAAGCAACAGTACGATGACCACGAATCTTGGCACATTCTTACAACCATTGGTTGCTGGTGTGACTGGCGTTCCAACGAGTACATCAATCACAGTTACAGCCGTGGTCAACGTTGAGGTTGGCGCTGGTACTGGTGCGGGTTCCAACGCCTTGTCAACATTTCAAGCACCTTCCCAGCCTGGTCAAACAACAGTGGCGTCCACTGTTGCATCACCTGATCAACTTATGAACCAAGCGTCTGGGGCTGGGGTTCCCGCTGTTCCTGTCATCACAACTGGTGGGGATTCATCAGCAGACGTACCCTGGTATCAACAAGTTTATAACGGCGTTTCATCGGCCGTTTTATGGTTGGCTGGTGGTTCTGAAACCGCTTCGGCTGTTTTAGATGCCGTCAGTTGGTTTTTGTTTTAAACTTGTTCGTTACATTTTATTTGACTCATTTTAACAATCATTTGTATATATATTTGTTTGAATCCGCCCCGTAAGGGGCGGTTGGGGCAACACAAAACACGTTTTGGGTGTTGGGGCATTTTGTAGCCGATCCGACCACCCCCCTTTGTG